CGAAAACCTCGTACCTAGAGTAGATATGCAAGGTCTATCCATGCCCCTGTGGTATGGTTCAGGTTGCCATTGGAGTCTCGCACAATATTATTCACCAACATTGCGGCGCGATCCAGTAGAAGCATTCCAATGGTGGTGGCAATTGCAGATGCATGGTGGTCTAGTTACCGAGGATCAACTTGATATTACATATGACCGTCATCCTAAGCTAATTGATGGAGAACTTGATACCTACAGAGTAAAAGGTTTGTATGACTTGCATCCTGATCCCGATTCGGAAATCTTTGATGAACATTATGAATTGGGTATCGGTATGCTCACTTACTATAAGGAGTACGCAGAAGCTAATGATGACTTTGCTGTCATTGTCGAAGAACATACATTCTCCGTACCTGTTTATGATTCTGACGGTAATATTCTCTATGCTGTCGATCCTCGTGACGGTCAGAGAAAGCAGGTACATATTAGGGGTACACAGGACGCTATCATCCAGAATCTCGAAACAGGACAATTCGGAATCCTAGAGCATAAGTCGGCTATTAGCATCGACGAGAACTACCATCGTAAGCTAGAGAAGGATGAACAGTGTACGACATATATGTATGCTGCCGAAGCAGAAGCCGATATGCACGATCTAGAATACGACAAGATATCCTATGTCCTTTATAATGCGCTTAGAAAGACTTTTCCTAAGCCACCAACAGAACTTAAAAGTGGAATGTTCTCGGTCGATAGGCAGAAGGAATCTACTACTATCGAATTGTTGCAAGCGTTCATTGACCAACGCGGTATCCAAGTTATCGTTGATTCAGATGAGAAGCTTACGGGATACGTTGAATATGTCCGAGAGTCCGGTGCTAAACAGTTCATTGAACGGACTGATGTTCGACGTAATAGATATGAGATTGAATCAGTTGCCAACCGCATTTATCTAGAGACAGAAGATATGCTCGATCCTAATGTACGGATATATCCAAACCCCACAGGGGATTGGTCGTGTCTCAATTGCATATTCCGCGCACCGTGTATTGCAAAAGACGACGGATCAAACTGGAAGATGCTATTGAACGATAATTTCGAGAGGAATTGGACACGATGAGGCTTTCTATACCAATACAAAGAAGTAGGCTTTGCGTGGGTGATTGGTATACAAACGGTCGTGATGTTCGTCAAATAGTCAATATCAAAATAATAACTGTTGAGGTAGAAGATGCCAAGACTGGTGATATCTCAATACACGGTATTGGTGGCTTTAGACGTAATTGGTGGTTGGTGAAGAGGGAAAAAATTGATTGGGATGGTCATCCATGAAAAGATATGTTGTTGTATGGAAACGGCATTTTCGTATGGTCTATATTTATTTTGGTGACTACGATGGTGATATGGGAAACTACTGCTTCCGTTTTGGAATGCTAAACGATAGACCAAATATAGGTAGCACAAAAACTAGGAAGTGGATGCTTGAAAAGAGGAAAAGAAATGAACAAGTGTACTTGTAGCAAGAATGCATGGAATCCAACTTGTCCGGTGCATGGTAAATGACAGTTGGAGAACTCATAAGAGAACTAGCAGATATGCCTCCGCAGATAGAGGTATTCTTCGTTAATCACTCAAAGCCTCTTTCCAAAGCTAAAATTACACAGGTGCTTTTGGAGAATAATAATGATGCACAATGGGTTATGCTAGACGATTATGTTTCGCTGGATAATAATATACCGCTTGGTTTTTGTTCATGCGGTTGGCAATTGGATTACGAAGGTAACTGCCCTAATTGTACTCACGAGACAGAAGATGTTAAAGCATATCTCATGGAAAAGAATATTGATCGTGATGATAGCGGAATGGCTGGTACAGGATGAGTACAACGATAACATTAGTAGTACAAAAGAGGGATAAGCGTGGGGATGCACTCCCCGATGTTACGCTCATTAAAGATTCGTATAAGTTCGAGACAGATGCACAAGCTGATGATTATTTCGGAGAGTTGATGGTATGGTTGGATGAACGTCCGATACCTGATCCAGAGATTCATCCATTTCCTAGGAAGAAAGCACGCGATCCAATGGAAGTAGAAGCAATCATCGAAGATATGATTACACCCGAATGTCTGCATTTACAGAACTAACAGAGGACTTTGTTGAGGATCTACTTACACCAGATCCAATCTCACATCACGATGTTGAAATGCGTTGTAGCTCTAGAGGTTGTGGATCACCAACATACCATAAACTCAAAGGAGTACCGTATTGCTATTCACATATTATTGTTCACGCCAACGCTCTACTACGAGAATATGAGAAGCTAAATGTCAACAATAACAGCAAGTGAGGATCTAAGGAATAAATTGGGAGTTAAAAAGCCCGGTGAGACTGAGTGGGTAAATACATTTATCTTTGGTGATCCTAAAGTTGGTAAGACAGCATTCGTGGCAACAGCACAAGATCATCCTGATACTGCACCGTTGTTGCTATTCGATGTAGAAGGTGGAACGACAACAATTAGGGATCGTACAGATATTGATGTTGTAGAGATCCGTTCGATAGATGATTACAGGAAGAAAGTAAATGAGCTATACAGAATGGGCGATGATCTACAGAATCATTATCGAACACTCGCTGTAGATAATATGTCCGAGTTGCAGGCTCTCGATCTAATCCCCATTATGAAGGAGGCTAAAGCTAAGAATCCCGATAAGGTAGACATTGATGTACCGGGACAAAGAGAATGGGGTAAAACACGAGAACACATGCGATTGATTGCCCGTCAGCTTAGGGATCTACCTATCAATCTTATACTTACTGCTCATGTATTCACAGTGGAACGTGAAGGTCAACCTGCAAAGCATTATCCTGGTTTCGGTGGTAAAGCGAAATCAGACGTTGCAGGATTCATGGACATTGTAGGATACATGACTATGGTACAAGATAGAGGAAAGGAGGCGTACACTCAGGTTCAGTTTAGAGGTACACGTCAGGTACTTGCAGGAGATAGGTTTGATATACTCGGTGATACAATGCAGAACCCGACATTCCCTGAAATCTGGCAAAAGATTAAGGGTCAGGAGAGTTAATGTCTGAGTATGTCCAAGCAGAAGAAGCTAGACCAGCAGGAAGTCTTATTGATATCAGTCTAAATGCACAAGAAGAATTGATCCAGCATTCTCATGGCCTACTCGATGCACTTGAAGGTAGACTGGAAAGAATACTGGATCATCCTCTCCAAGAAGCAAAGGCTATGGCTGATCTTCCACCTAAAGCGCCAATTGCTTCTATCAATCTGAATCATGCTCTACAAGAAAGTAACAGAGAAATCGATAAACTGAATAATCGTATCCGTTCTGTACTAGATCGACTAGAACTCTAACACAGGAGATAACTAATGCCTTTGCTTGACTTGACTGAACGAGAAGATTCTGCACCAGTACCAGCAGGTAGGTATCTTGTTAAGGTAGCAGATGCAGAAGATCGGGAATCATCCGGTAAGGGTAAATTGCCGGAAGGTACTCCGATGATTTGGACTAGGCTTGTGATTGAAGAAGCATACTTTGAGCCAGTTGATGATGAGGGTAATCCGATGGACCCGACTGGTAGGAGCGTATTCAATCAGACTGTCATTCCTCCGAAAGAGGTTGATGGTCAACCGTATAAGAACTACAAGATGATGAACGGTATTCTGTTCAGGACTCTACTCGCATTCGGTTACACTAAGGATGAGTTGGAGAGTGGAGACTTTGAATTGGATGCTGAGGACTTGAAGGGTCGTCACGCAGTAGCAACTGTAGGACGTAGAGAATGGACTGATCCCGATACTGAGGAAGTGATTATCAGCAACGAGGTAAAGTCACTTAAACCAGCAGGAGAGGTATCGGGGGTTATTTAAACAACAATCTCTAGGCTGCTAAAGGGCGGGGCTAATAACCCCGCTCTTGGCATCCTTAGATATGCCTACAGTTACTCCAACAAAACTTAGGGAAGCCTTCTTTAAATTCCTTTTTGGTGAACAAGAAGGATACTTGTGCATTGCTCATGCACCTAGAGGCACACCTATCAAAATGAAAAAAGAGTTCCGGCAAACATTTTTCAAATGGCCGGATATGAAACCAGAACTTGCGAAATTCCTTGATGAAGAAGTAATGCACAAACATCTTTGGTTTGGGGTGAATCTCTTTGCAAAACCCGAACGTAGACTTGAATCAGCACTCGCGGGAAGTATTGTCTATGCAGACCTCGATGCATGTAACCCTGATGTTGTCGAGCCAAAGCCATCTATTACGATTGAATCTTCACCCGGACGTTTTCAGGCATTTTGGAAACTTAATCAAACAATTTCCCCGGATATCAGAGCCGATTATTCAAGACGGATCGCTTATTTATATTCCGTCAACGGTGCTGATAAAACCGGATGGGACATAACACAACTTTTAAGAGTCCCATTCACAAGGAACTATAAGTATCCCAATTCCCCTGAAATAATGGTAGTTGCCAACAGTGACGAGGTACTCACTGTTGAACGCTTTGAAGCTATTGAGCAACTACCGGATACAGTTATCGACAATGGTGACTCAGGGGATATGCCTGATATCGAGACACTTCCTAATCCAGATGAAGTGATAGCTCGATATGAACATGAACTAAGAAAGACAGATGTAATGAAGTGGTATGACGTTGAGCCTGACCATAACGATGATTGGTCTGGTATTATGTGGCGTCTGATAAATACGCTGATCGAAGCCGATATGTCAGAGGATGAAGTATTCTCAATATGTCTCCATGCAAAATGTAACAAGTATGAGAGAGACAAGCGGCCTATCCGGTTCCTATGGAGAGAAGTAACTAAGGCATTCAAAGCGCAGACTACACTCAATGTCATACTCGAAGATTTCGCACCGTTAAAAATGCCGGACATACTGCCGCTAGAACCAGCAACAGAAACTATCATTGATAAGTATATGGATTGGGCAACGGAGGCTACTGATGCTGTACCGATCTTTCACGAGTTGTCAGCTTTTATTGTACTATCAACTTTACTATCGTCAACCATTCAGTTGGAAGTCTCCTACGGCACAGTCGTACCCAATATTTGGGCGCTCATTCTAGGGGAGTCAACACTAACCCGTAAGACAACGGCTATGACTCTCGCAAGGAATCTCATAGCCCATATCGACGACACGGCAGAGATAGCTTCTGAGGGGTCTGTAGAGGGTATTCTGCAAGGTCTGTCGCTACGTCCTGGTGAGGCATCTATGTTCTACCGGGACGAGGTATCAGGATTTTTCGATGCGATAAACAAGAAAGACTACTTAGCAGGGATGACGGAGGTTTTCACTCATCTATACGACGTACCGAGAATCTTTAGACGCTTGCTCAAAAAAGATACTATTGTTGTGGAAAGACCGATCTTCATTTTTTATGGTGGCGGGATACGGGACGAGGTCTATTCAAAACTCAATCCAGACAATATACTCTCTGGATTTTTACCTCGTTTTCTTGTCGTGTCCGGGGAAACTGATATGGCACGTATCAGGCCCACCAGTAGATATGGAACTGAGAACCTGAATAAGAAGAAAGTTGTATGGGATGCTGTGACTGAAATCTACGATGTCTATACTGCACTTCGACCTATGAAGGTCGCAGGACAAACGATACATCGTAGTGCTACCATGAATGCAGAACTTACAGATGATGCATGGACTCGGTATCAGGATATCGAAACAGCATTCACTCAAACTGCTTACAATAGTAGTGTTGCAAATTTTGCGCTTCCTACCTATGAACGTCTAAGTCGTAGTATGCTTAAGATGTCAATGCTCCTAGCAGCAGCTAGACAGGAACCGACATCGGATACCTTCACTGTGGAATTGACTGATGTTGACAACTCCGCATATTACATAAACCGATGGGGTGCCTATTCGATAGATATGATTAACAATGTCGGCAAGACTACTCAATCGAGAATGATAGATCGTATCCGTCAACAGATTGAAGCACACCCAGGTATCCTGCATTCGGTACTCATGCGTAACGCCAAACTACCAAAGCGTGAAATGGATATGGTAATAGAAACTCTGATTGATCGTGGTGAAATCCGACGTATCAAAAAGGGAGGTGCAAAGTATTGGCCGAGGTAAGAGAGATCGAACCTCTGAGTTTGACTGAACAAGAACGTACAACTTATCCTATGTACATGGTACATATTTATGATAAGCTTAATGAATTGATCGACGCCTTTAATCAGCACTATCATGGAACACCCGTAGATTATATGGGAACCTACTATTCAGGAAGGCCTAATACAAAATTCTATGACGATCAACGAACAGATACTAGCAGAAGTTGCAAGACAGGATGAATCATGGGGAGTGCAAGATTATCTACCTACTGATCGTTGGATGGAAGTTGTAACCGACGAATTCAATGATCTTAGATGGGCTTGTCGAACTAGACTAATGGAAAAAGAAGGACACGATATTCCTGATGAGTTGATTCAGACAATCGCAACTCTTTATCGTTGGTACAGAGGACATTATGTTTGAGGATAAGACTCTAGAAGAACTCAACGTATTGTGGGAAGAGGAACTTAATAAATGGGATCAGCTAGGTGTTGAGCCTAACCAAGTCATTGAGTTTAATCCTGTGCAGAATAATATGTGGATTAAGTGTTTGACTCAGTTTCTCATAGATAAAGGTGTCATTGAGGATGAACATGAATGGGTACTGTACTTTAAGCGTATCTTCCTAGAGCATATAATCAGCGCACGAGAAACAGTTGAGCCTCAGATACGCGAAATGAAACTAAAAGCTGCTGGTGTAGTAATTCCCAATATGGCTATTCCCCAGGGTAAAATCAGAAAGCACTAACAGGAGAGAAAATGAAAACACTTATTACAACTGCGGTCGTAGTTCTTATCCTAGTACCTACAGCATTCGCAACAGGTTCGGCACTAGATCCTCGTGTACCTGCATTGAAGCGTCAGATTACAAACCTCAATGTCCGCATGAGTGCAGTAGAATCCAGCAATCTAAACAAGATCGACAAGACTTGTGTGCGACTAATTCCGGTGGTAATTCGACCTGGCTATGTCTATCAAACGAGTAACGGTTCATTCGTTATCTATAAGGCATTTGACGAATGGAATTCACAAATCGACTCCGCACCCAACAAGATGATGGATTATATTTGCTGATGTGGCATGAACACTTTTCTTGATATCAAACGTAAGCACCCGTTAGCTAACTGCGAAGAATGTCCGTTATTCGATCAACCCCTAGTGCCCACAGTGGGTCCAGCGAA